CAATTAAAAGCAAAAGGTATGTCTGAAAAGGCTGCATATGCCATAGCAACAAAACAGTTGCAAAAATCAGGCAACTTAAAAAAGGGAACTAATACCTCTACAGTAAAAGGAACTAAAAGAGGTAATATGACTGCAGGTCAACGTGCAATTGATAGGGCAGCAAGAAATTCTGGTCGGCCTAAATCAGATTATGTATATAATAAAAAAACAAACAGAGCAGTTTTAAAAAGGGCATAAATATGGATGAAGATGAAATCATGATTGAAGATGACGCTATTGCGTTAGAGGATACGGATGATACTGTTACCTTTGATGCTGACGTGTCAAATATCATTCCATTCATCATAGAACGGTACAAACGTGCTGAAGATTATCGTTATCAGGACGAAGAGCGTTGGCTAAGGGCATATCGTAATTATCGTGGTTTGTACGGTCCTGATGTACAATTTACAGAAGCGGAGAAATCTCGTGTCTTTATCAAAGTCACTAAAACAAAAACTTTGGCAGCTTACGGACAAATTGTGGACGTGCTGTTTGCCAGTAACAAATTTCCTTTATCAATCGAGCCAACGACTTTACCAGAAGGTGTTGTGGCAGATGTTCATTTTGACCCACAAGAGCCAGCAGAACTACAGGCAAGTACTAGTCTTACTAGCCCGTATGGTTTCAAGGGCGATGGTAAAGATTTGCCTCCGGGTGCAACGGCTAAAACGCTGGCTGAAAGGCTTGGTCCGCTAGAAGAAAAGCTAGACCCTGTTCAGGATAAACTGAAAGAAGGTCCGGGCAAGACACCTACTGCAATTGAATTTAGCCCAGCAATGATTGCTGCTAAGAAGATGCAGAAGAAGATACACGACCAGCTTGAAGAGTCTGGTGCTAATAAAAACCTGCGTAGTAGTGCATTTGAAATGGCATTGTTTGGTACAGGCATTATGAAAGGTCCGTTTGCAAAGGACAAGGAGTATGCTAATTGGGATGACGAAGGTAACTATGACCCACTGTTTAAGACTGTACCACAGGTAGACCACGTATCTGTTTGGAATTTCTATCCAGACCCAGATGCAAACAACATGGATGAAGCACAGTTTGTAATTGAGCGTCATAAGATGTCTCGTTCACAAATGCGTATGCTAAAGAAGCGTCCATACTTCCGTGGTCAAGTCATTGATGAATGTATTCAGATGGGCGAGAACTACAATAAGAAGTATTGGGAAGATGACCTGTCTGATTACGCACCAGAGCATGGAATTGACCGATTTGAAGTTCTTGAATATTGGGGTATGGTTGACACAGATATGCTGGAAGAGCAAGGTGTCGATATTCCTGATGAACTGAAAGACTTTGATGAACTACAAGCAAACGTGTGGATTTGTAACAACAAACTTATCCGCATGGTGCTGAACCCATTTAAGCCAGCTAAGATTCCATATGCTGCTGCTCCATTTGAAATGAATCCGTATTCATTCTTTGGTGTTGGTATCGCAGAAAACATGGACGATACGCAGACACTGATGAATGGCTTTATGCGTATGGCTGTTGATAATGCTGTGCTGTCTGGTAATATGCTGATTGAGGTTGATGAAACAAACCTTGTGCCGGGTCAAGACCTAACACTGTATCCGGGCAAGGTGTTCCGCAGACAGGGTGGCGCACCGGGTCAGGCTATTTTTGGTACTAAGTTTCCAAATGTATCGTCTGAGAACATGATGCTGTTTGATAAGGCTAGACAGCTTGCGGATGAGTCAACGGGTATGCCTAGCTTTGCACATGGACAAACGGGCGTATCGGGCGTTGGACGGACAGCATCTGGCATTTCAATGCTGATGAACGCTGCAAGTGGCAGCATTAAGACTGTTATTAAAAATGTGGATGATTATCTGCTTCGTCCTCTTGGCGAAGGTTTCTTCCGCTTTAATATGCAATTTGACTTTGACCCTGAGATTAAGGGTGACTTGGAAGTCAAAGCACGTGGTACAGAAAGTCTAATGGCTAACGAAGTACGTAGTCAGCGACTAATGCAGTTCTTGCAGATTGCAAGTAATCCTGCTCTTGCTCCGTTTGCTAAGTTCCAATACGTAATCAGCGAGATTGCAAAGTCAATGGACCTTGACCCCGACAAAGTAACTAACAACATGAGTGAGGCTGCTTTGCAAGCAGAACTGATGAAACAGTTCCAAGCACCAATGCAACCAGAGCAACCTCAACAGGGCATGGCAGATGGCGCACCGCTTGACCCCACAGGCTCTGGTGGTGGAACAATAGGTACTGGTCAAGCACCAGTTCCGGGTGAACAAGGATTTAGTGGTAATGGACAAACTAATATTGAGCAAACTCAAGCCGTGGGTCAACAACAACCGCCAATGGGAAGCGTTCAGTAATTACATAGACGCACACATAGAAACTCAACAGAAGGCATTAGAGCAATCTACTGACCCTGTTTTGTTTCATAGGCAACAAGGTGCTATAGCAGCACTTCGTAGAATTAAACTGGTAAGAGATGAAGTAAATGGCTCTAACTGAACAGATGCAAGAAGCTATACGTGAAGATATAGCGGACACACGTTCAAAAGAAGAACGCATCAAAGACCAGATGGCTGGGTTAAAGTCTACGGGTAAGTTCTTAGGCGAAGCTGCTTTTGAGTCTATTCCCGGTGTTAGCGAAGAAATAGCTACTAAAAATATAGAAGAAGCACTTGCTAAAGGCGATAAAGTAGGCGCAGTTATTGAAGCTGCTGGCGGTGTAATGGGTTTATTTCCTATAGTGGGAGACATAGCGGGTAAAACTTTTAGAAAAACAGCTAACTCTTTACGAAAAGATGCTAAATACAGAGTAGACAATCCCGGTTATAGTGAAGTGTATGGCGAGACATACGCACAAACAAAACAAAAATATGCAAATGAAGCAAAACAAAAAGCAAAAGACCGTGGCGAAAAGGATACTTATGCCGCTAATCTAGGTAGCACTGAAGGTGTCACAGGTTTTATGGATGACGCTAAGTTCAAGCCGGAAGAGTTAAAAAATATTCCCGGTGCTATGGGCGAAGAAAAAATACGTAGTTCTGGAGAAAAACTAAAACGCTTGAAGTCTAGCATAGCTGAAGAAGGTTATAAGCCAGATAATATTATGATACATGTTCGTGAAGATGGGCAGCCTTTTATTGTAGAAGGTAATCATCGTTTAGCTGAAGCATTAGAATCTGGCAGAGAAACTATTACAGCAGATATTAGATACCTTCGTGGTGCAGAAGAAGCTGATGGTCCTCTGAAACCAACAGACATACTGCCAGAAAAAAATGAATACACAGATGGTAAAAAAGTATTTCATGCTACTTCTGAAGATTTTAATGAGTTTGATTTTGTCCGTCCGGGTGACACAGATATAGGATTTCATGTAGGTACATCAGAACAGGCAAACGCACGTTTAAAAAGTTCTGGCAAATACATAAAAAAAGGTGAGCGTGTATTACCACTACAATTAAAGAAAAAACTAAAACCTGCTCGTGTTCCAGATGTGTCGTTTTTTGGTGAACCCAATAGATGGAGAGCAGAGTTAGCTATACCTACATCTGAAAAAAACGTGCTTAGATTTATGTTGGATGATGCAGAAGATGCCGCACTAATTGCTAAAGGTCCAACAGTACGGGTTGGAGATGAGTTGTATGTAGTAAACCCTCAAGCAGCAAGACAAGGCGTGACTAAAGACGAAGAGTTTTGGAAAGATTTAGTACGGGCTAGTGTAGCAGCCGAAAAAAGATTATCTACAAGAAACTTTGAAGATAAAAAGAAATGGTTTGACGTATTAAAAGGTGTGGCAAATAAACACGGCTATGATTCTTTTGTTTATAAAAACCAATATGAAGGTTCTAGTGAAGCGGGTTTGGATTCTTTAGTTGACCAGATACAGCAAGCAAGTAAAGGTAATATAGACCCTAGTGAAGTAGACATACTTTCTAAATTTGACGATAGCTACATGCTTCTTGAACCAGACCAAGCCAAAGGTTTATTTGGCGGCAAAACATCAGGCAACCCTGAATTTATGAAAAGCAAAGGTGGACTAATATGAACGCTATAAGCAAACAGATGGATTTGTTTGGAGAACTACCAAAGCAGAAAAAGTTAAAAGCTGCAGGTGGTGCGTTAGCCGTTGGCGGAGAACAGGGCGATGTAATGTCTATAGGTGAACTTACGGATGCTTACAATATGTACAGGGGTAATGCAGATTCTGCAAAACTAACCTCAGACGAAATGGATGCTATACTAGACATATTTTTAGAAGATATGCCATCTGCTGGTAAGTCTTATGCGGAAGGCGGCTTGGAAGATGGTGGGTTAAAAGAAGAAGGCGGTGAAGTAGACCCCGTTTCTGGTAATGATGTACCACCGGGTTCTACAAAAGAAGAAGTGCGTGATGATATTCCTGCACAGCTTAGTGAAGGTGAGTTTGTTTTTCCAGCGGATGTAGTTCGTTATATTGGTCTTGAAAACCTTATGCGTATAAGGCAAGAAGCAAAGCAAGGTTTAAAAATGATGGAAGCTATGGGTCAGATGGGTAATTCTGAAGAAGCTACTATTCCAGACGATTTGCCTTTTGCAATAACTGATTTAATTATTGTTGACTCAGATGAAAAAGAAGAGTATAATAATGATGACGAAACAAAAGAAATGAACGTAGGTGGATTTTTGCCACCAAACCAACAAACACAGTCTAATACAGGTGTATACTACCAACCTAGTAACCTACCAACTACAACTGGTGTTATGCAACCCCCTGTTGCGGCATCTTCTTCGTATCAAGCACCTACGCAGTATGCTGCTCCTGTACAGCAATTTACTCCTACTATACAAACTCAAACCGCACCTAAAGCTACAGAGTTTTTAAAAGGAGATGAAGAGGCTGCTAGACTTGTTACTGTTATAAATCCAGATACAGGGGAAGAAAAGCAGATAAACTTTATTCCCGGTGTTACGCAGATACCTGAAGGATTTGTATTGAAAAGTGAGTATGAGCCGGAGGAAAAAGTTACTAGCCAAACCGCTAAAACTCAGTCTACAACAGTTAGCGACTCTGATGATGATGGTGGTATAGGAGACGAACCAAAATCTGGTTCTACAATAGCTTTTGGTGGAAATCTTAATAGAAAAGGTACTGTTGACAATGCTATAACTGGAACACTTTCTTTTAGAGGTGCTAATGCTTTTGGCGGTCCACTTGCTGCATTTAAAGATGTTCCCGGTATGCTAGGTCGAACCCGAAGTGCGGGGTTAAACCAACTTAGCGGTGGTAAATTCGGTCAGCCCATGTCTTTAAAAGAAGGTGAGAGTGCTATTATTAGTAACATGGTACAATCAAGGCCGGGAGTTAATAGAAGTACACCAATTGCTGCAGGTGTAAGTTTAGAATTACCTGCTAATTTTTACAATAAGTTTGTTTCTGGCTCAAATGTAACACAAAGAAAAACTTTGGCAGAAATAGCAAATTACTTGGGTAAAAATTATGATGGTCTAGGCGAAGGTTCTGTAATCAACGCTGAACAGATACTAAACGAAATAAATAAAGAAAAGAAAGAAGCGGCTATGGCTGAAAAGGTTGCTGAAGCCCAGCGTAAAGCAGCAGAAGCCAGACAGCTTGCAGATGAGCAAGCTAGACAAGCGGCTCTGGATAGAGCCTTTGGTGCTAGAGACGATTCTAGTGAAACAGGTTATACTCGTGGCTCTGTTATTGATACAGCTATTAGAGATGCTCAAGACTATATGTCACAGCAAGATAGCAGTTCAGATGAAGGTGGTCAAGATGGCGGCTCAGTTTATGACGGTGGTGGTTATGACCCAACTGGCGGAGCAGGTTACGGAACAGGCACAGATTGCTTAACTGAAAAAATGAAAGTTAAGCTAAATGGTGTAATTGATTTTGTAACTAATGTAAAAGTTGGTGACATTATTGATAGCTTCAAAGTTAAAGAAGTTATACATAAGCATATGAGAGATGGTTATTTTGTAATCAATAATGAACTTGAAATTACTAATGACCATCCTGTATTAGCTAACGGTACATGGACTAAACCAGAAGAATTGTACGTTGGTGACTATATTAACGATGTCAAAGTGGAGTCAATTAAATACATTGACCGTCTAACACCTACGGTATCCATCGTAATTGATGGCGATAGCTTCGATGTATACACTGATGGCAGCACATATACTGTTCATGGTAGATACAAAGAAGTACGACAACAAGCTGCGTGAGGTGCTTGTAAAACAACCTCACTAACATTGGCTACCTAACCCCCCGAACACTGGCTACGGTTAGCCCCAAAGGAGAAAATAAAATGGCAGAAACTGCAACAATTATGGCTGAAGAAATGAAGCCAGAAAAGAAGGTCGCATTTGCAAATCGTAAATACACTAACGAAGAGCGAATTAAAAAAGAAGAAGAAGAACTGGAACAACTTCTCAAAGAGCAGAGAACACAAGAAGAAGCAGATGACGGAGCAGGAGAGGCTGAACCAGAGCCTACAAATGCAGAAGAAAAAACCTTTAAAAAGCGATACTCTGACTTGCGAAGGCATCAGCAAAAACAAGCGGAAGAGTTCAAAAAAGAAATTGAACAACTTAAACGACAATTAGGTGATGCAGCAAAAACACAAATGCGGCTACCTAAATCAGATGAAGACATCGAAGAGTGGTCAAAAGAATACCCAGATGTCGCAGCTATCGTAGAAACAATTGCTACTAAAAAGGCTCGTGAGCAGTCTACTGCACTAGAAGAGCGAATGAAAGTAATTGATGAGTTGCAGCAATCTGCATCAAAAGAAAAAGCAGAAGCTGAGTTACTTCGGTTGCATCCTGACTTTGGTGAAATTCGTGACAGCGATGATTTTCACGATTGGGCTGAAGAACAGCCTAAATGGGTTCAAGATGCATTGTACGAAAACGACAATGATGCACGTTCTGCGGCTAGAGCAATTGATTTGTACAAAGCAGATAGAGGAATTAAAAGTGAAAAAAGGTCTAAAAAAGATAAAGGTGCTGCTGAAGCAGTGTCCGCTAAAAACGCTCGAAGCACACCTCAAGCAGACGAAAGTTCCACTTATTTAAGAGAATCTCAGGTTCAGAAGATGTCTTCTAAAGAATATGAGAAATACTCTGACGAAATTATGGAAGCTATCCGCACAGGAAAGTTTATCTATGATTTGTCTGGTTCTGCCAGATAATAAAAAAAGTGTTGACAAATAGTTGTATTTGTGTATAACTATATGTAACCAAGTGTGGATGTGTAGCGCAACATGTCCACACATCAGCAAACAAGCACAGCTTACGGATTACCTGAAGCACGTGGCCTGTTAAAGTTTAGGGCGGCCACCTTAAACGGAAACACACCCATGTAAATCAGCCTCTGACAGTCTGGCGAGTTTCGCATCTGTAGAAAAATGCTAACCAAAAGGAGATGATACAATGGCATTTGCATCAGCAAGTGGGTACGGAAATCTTCCTAACGGTAATTTTTCACCTGTAATCTACAGCAAACAGGTGCAGCTTGCTTTCCGCAAGTCTGCCGTTGCTGAAGCAATCACAAACTCCGACTACTTCGGTGAGATTGCACAGATGGGTGATTCCGTTAGAATCATTAAAGAACCCGAAATTACTGTCAAGTCTTACGAGCGTGGTACAACCATCACTCCGCAAGACCTTGATGACGAAGACTTTAACCTTACAATTGACAAAGCTAACTACTTTGCATTTAAGGTTGATGACATTGAAGAGGCACACTCTCACGTAAACTTCCAGAATTTGGCAAGTGACCGTGCAGCATACCGCCTCGCTGACCAGTTTGACCAAGACGTGCTTGGTTATTTGACTGGTTTCAAGCAGTCTGCAATCCACGGTGCAGCCAACACTGTTAACACAACTGTTAACGGTTCAAAAGCTGTTTCAACTGCTGGTTCTGACGAACTGCTGTCAAGCATGAAACTGGAAGCTGATGATTTCGGTGGGTCTTCAGGCTCATCAATTGGCATCCAGCCACGTCTGCCGGGTGCTTCATCAGTACCGGGTTCAGGCAATGCTAACCCAACAATGGTTATTGCACGTATGTCACGTAAGCTGGACCAGCAAAACGTGGATACGCAAGGCCGTTGGCTCGTGATTGACCCAGTGTTCCTTGAAGTACTGAAAGACGAAGACTCAAAGCTTCTGAACTCAGACTTTGGCGGTGCTGGTCTGCAAAACGGGCTGGTAGTCAATAACCTTCATGGCTTCCGTGTGTACGTGTCAAACAACCTGCCATCAATTGGTACTGGTTCAGACACAGTAGGCGGAACAAACGCATCCAACTATGGCGTGATTGTTGCTGGGCATGACTCAGCAGTCGCTACTGCGGAGCAAATCAACAAGACCGAAACATACCGTGACCCTGACAGCTTTGCTGACATTGTTCGTGGAATGCACCTGTACGGTCGTAAGATTCTGCGTCCAGAAGCTTTGGTCAACGCTAAGTTTAACTTGGTATAAGGGGAGTATTGAAAAATGGCTAACATTACTGCGTTACTTCATCCTGAATCAGGTAATTCACAGCGTGGACGTAATCCGTACTACGTAGATGTCACAATTGACCTGACAACAAATAGCATTGCCCCCGGTGATACTATTCAGGCAATTACCGTACCTGCTAACACATTAATCATGGCAGCAGGTTTTCAAGTTGTAGAATCTGCAACTATGAATACGGCTACAGACGCAACTGCTGCTCTTGGCTTCACTGGTGGTGATGTTGATGAGTTTGCAGCCGCACTGGACATTGACGGTGCATCTGATGGCGATTACGCTCCACAGGTTTCAATTGATGGCCTTGCACCATCTACTTCTTCTGACACAATTGACTTTGTGCTGGCAGGTAGTGGTGCGTCATTTACAGCAGGTAAGCTACGTGCTTACGCTGTAATGATGGACATCAGTGACCAAGGTGACATGGCTGCTGACGAAGTAGACCGTGACACACTTGCATAAGTAATCACTTAGTGGGGGCAGGGCAACTTGCCCTCACTTACTCTTTTAGGAATTAGCGATGGCATATGATTACTTAGGCTTGACAAACGAAGTGCTGGCAAGAATGAATGAGGTAGAATTAACTGCCTCTAACTTTGTGTCTGGCGCACGTGGCTTTCAAGTACAATGTAAAAACGCAGTAAACGATGCTATCAACTATGTCAACCAGCGTGAGTATGGTTGGCCTTTTTCACATGCGACTAATACAGTAACGCTGACAGCTAATACAACACGTTACTCTATTCCTACTACAGCAACGCATGTTGACTATGAAACATTTAGAATATCAAAAGATAATACTCTTGGTGTAGCTGGAACAACTCTACGTGTACTTGATTACAAAGAATATGTAGACAGGTTTATTGACCAAGAAAGTACAACAGGTGTAGGTGGTGTACCTATCTTTGTGTTCCGTACACCAGATAACAACTACGGTTTATATCCTTATCCTGACCAAGCGTATGAACTGAAGTACGAATACTTTGACAAGCCAACAGCTTTGGTAGCAGCAACAGATGTTCCAACTATACCTGAACAGTTTCGTCAGGTAATTGCAGATGGTGCTACTGCATATGCTTATCAGTATCGTGGTGAAGCACAGCAGTATGGTATCAATTTTAGTAGATTTGAAGATGGTATCAAACACATGCAATCAATCCTGCTTAACAGAGCAGATTATGTAAGGTCAACTTATTTACCGCACTCGCAAAGGTACGGCATTAACGTAGCAATGTTTTAGGTGATACATGGCAGACGAATCAGGATTAAGCCCATTTGTCTTTGCCTGTTCAGGGGGATTGGTACTAGACCTATCTACCTTTGAGATGCAACCGGGTATGGCACTTGAGTTGCAGAACTTTGAGCCAGACATTAAAGGTGGATACAGACGCATTTCTGGCTACGCAAAGTGGAATAGTAATATTGTACCACAGGATGCTAGTGCTAGTGAAAAGGTACTAATGTCTGCTTACTTCAATGGTAAGGTTATTGCAGCACGTGGTGGTAAAATACACGAGGCTGGAACAACAGGTAGCTGGACACAAATTGATACAGGTAGAACAAATGCTGGCAAATATACACATTTCCGTTATAATCTGGCTGGCACAGAATATATCGTATGGGCTGATGGCGCAAATAATGCGTCCAAGTATGATGGCACTACTGTTACTGACCTCAACGCAACTGGCGCACCGTCTAACCCTCAGTATGTAGTAGGACATAAAGACGCACTGTTTTTTGCTGGCATGTCTGCCACACCAGAAGAAATAGTTTTTACTGCACCATTTACAGATAACGATTTTAGTACAGCAAATGGCGCAGGTAGTATAAATGTAGATAGTCCGATTACTGGACTGTTTCCGTTTCGTGACCAGCTATTTATATTTTGTGAAGAACGTATTTTCAAGCTGGTAGGCAACACAATTGCTGACTTTGTACTGCAACCTGTTACACGTGAAATTGGTTGTGTGAATGGGTTCACTATTCAGGAAGTTGGCGGTGACCTTATCTTCTTAGGTCCAGACGGACTGCGTACTGTTGCTGGTACAGAGAAGATTGGTGACGTTGAACTTGGTACAATTAGCCGACAGGTTCAGCCACGCTTTGAAGGTTTAACAGATGTTGATGAGTTTGACAGTTTAGTTGTACCAGACAAAACTCAATACCGTATATTCTTTTCTAATGCAAATGCGACACGTGGTAATACAACAGGTGTTATAGCAGTTAGAAAACAGACATATGAGTTTGCTGACCTTCGTGGCATCCGTCCTAGCTGTACAGACTTTATTACAGCACAGGGTGAGTCAATCGTTCTGCACGGTGAGTATGACGGTTATGTGTATCGTCAAGAGCAGGGCAATGACTTTGACGGTAACACTATTACAGGCAAGTACAGGTCTCCTGACTTGTCTATGGGTGACTCAGGCATTCGTAAGAACTTTCAGCGTGTGATTATTAACTATGCACCTGAAGCTGCTGTGAACGCAGACTTGTTTGTGAGATACGACTATGAGTCACCACAAGTACCCCGTCCTGCTGCATATCCGTTTGATACAGCGACAGTGGTTGCGGTTTATGGTTCATCGGTATATGGAACAGCAACATATGGTGGTCAGTCAAACCCGTTGATTAGACAGCCTATTGAGGGGTCAGGGTTTGCTGTAGCACTACGGGTGAACGACAGGGGTGTATCAGCCCCGTATTCGCTGAAGGGATTTCAGCTAGAATTTGATGTAGGAGCAAGACGTTAATGGCAGGTTATACCAGACAGTCCACGTTTACTGACGGTGACATTATCAATGCTGCCGACAGTAACGATGAGTTTAACCAACTTGTAAACGGATTTAGTAACACCACAGGTCATAAACACGATGGCACTACAGGTGAAGGCCCGGTTATTGGTTTAATTGGTGATCCCGGTGTTACTACTCCGTTAAACAAAGTTGTTGTGGACGATACAAACAACCAGATTGAATTTAATATTGATGTATCTTCTGTATCAACAGAACAGTTTGTAGTTAAAGATGGTGTTATTGAACCCACTACAACTAACGATATTGACTTAGGTTCATCTTCTAAAAAATTTAAAGACTTGCATCTTGCTGGTGCGGCTAATATTGGCGGTACAGTAACTCTGTCTGGCAATGTTCTTGTGTCTGGTACTTTAGGTGCTGACCTTATTCCAGATGCAGATGATACTCGTGATATTGGTAGCACCTCTGCTGAATGGAAAGACTTGTACATTGATGGCACTGCATACGTAGACGCTATCAACTACGCTGGTACAGCTATTACATCTACAGCAGCAGAACTAAACTTGATGGATGGTGGTACGTCTATCGGTACAACTGCTGTAGCAGGTGGAGATGGTATTGTAACCAACGATGCAGGAACTATGCGTCAGACTACTGTGGATACATTTGACACATATCTTGCAGCCACAACAAAAACACTTACAAACAAAACAATTGATGCTGACAACAATACCCTTTCTAATATTGAAGTAGATAACTTTAAAGCTGCTACAATAGTATTAGAGTCAGAAGGTATTGGCTCAAACGATAATGACACAACAATACCAACATCTGCTGCTGTCAAAGATTATGTAGACACACAGATTACTGCAGAAGACTTGGACATTGCAGGTGACAGTGGCACAGGTGCTATTGACCTAGATTCACAGTCATTGACTATTGCAGGTACATCTAATGAGATTGAAACATCTGCTTCGGGCCAAACACTTACTATTGGTTTGCCTAATGATGTAACAATAGGCAATAACCTTACTGTTACAGGTGACCTGACTGTATCAGGTGATGATATTACTATGGGTACGAATACCTCTGGTCATATCATGGTAGCTGATGGCACAAACTTTAATCCTGTTGCTGTATCAGGTGATGTGACAATTAGCAGTGCGGGTGCAGTAACTATTGCAAACAACGCTGTTGAAACCGCAATGGTCAACGCTAATGTAATTACAGGCCAGACTGCAGAAACAACAATTGACCAATCTAATGATACTCTGCTGATGCATGACAACTCAGCAAGTGCGCTTCGTAAGATTACCATTTCTAGCTTGTCTACTGCTCTTGGCGGTTTATCTGATGTGGTGGGTGACACAACCCCACAGCTTGGTGGTAACTTAGACGTTAATGGCAATGACATTGTATCTACATCTAATGGTAACATTGATATTTTACCAAACGGAACAGGAGTTGTAAACCTTGATGGCGATGGTTCATCAGGTGGTGTCTCTATTTCTGATGGTCTTGTTGATATTCGTACAGGCACAGGTACACGTTCTCAGGTCAAGTTCTACTGCGAGTCCAGTAACGCTCATGCACAAACTGTTCAGCCACAACCTCACTCTGCTGCTGTAACAAATACACTGACTCTACCTGCTGGTGGTAATCAGGAGATTGTAGGTACAACAGCTACACAAACTCTTACAAACAAAACTATTGGCGTATCTCAATTATCCGGCACAGTTGCTATTGCAAACGGTGGTACAAACGCAAGCACTGCTTCTGCTGCACGTACTAACTTGGGTCTGGCTATTGGTAGTGACGTACAGGCATATGATGCAGAACTTGCTGCACTTGCTGGCCTGACATCTGCGGCAGACAAAGGTATTCAGTTTACTGGTTCAGGCACAGCATCTACGTATGACCTAACAGCAGCAGGTAAAGCACTATTAGATGATGCAGATGCATCAGCACAGCGTACTACACTAGGTCTAGGTACAGCCGCTACACAGACTGTAGGTACAAGTGCAAACAACGTAGTACAGTTAGATGGGTCAGCTAGACTGCCAGCAGTTGATGGCTCACAGCTTACTAACCTACCAGCAAGTGGTGATGGTGGTATTGCAATGGCAATTGCATTAGGGTAGTTGACAACCACGTAAAAATATGGTATAATTACCATATAATTAATTGGAGTAAATAATGGCAAACGCATTTCTAAGTGAGACAGATACAGCTATTGGTACATCTGCTGCCACTATCTACACTTGTCCTTCTTCTACTGAAACTACCATTATTGGTTTGAGTATTGCTAACATCGTGACTAGCCAAGTTACTGTAGACGTAAAGCTAAATGGTGCTGGACGTACTAGCGGTGCAGTGGATAATGTTCACCTTGTAAAAGCAGCACCCATTCCAGTAGGTGGCTCACTTGTAGTTGTAGGTGGTGACCAAAAAGTAGTGCTAGAACCGGGTGATACAATTACTGTTGAATCTGACACTGCATCGTCTGTTGACGTTGTACTTAGCCACCTAGATATTACATAAGGAGTAGGGCATGGCGTATCAAGGCGCAGCACCAATACCAGCTTTCCAAAGCCGCCCTGCCAAGCAGGAGTTTAACGGCACAGGTTCAGCAACCACGTTTACCCTGAACAGAACAGTTCGGGCAGAGGACATTGTTGTGTCTGTAGATGGTGTTGTGCAAGAGCCGACAGATTCCTACACTGTGCCTGATGGTACTACCCTGACATTTTCTGCTGCCCCATCAAGCGGCACTGGCAATATTTTTGTTATGTACATGGGTACATCAATGGGGTCGGTTGCTCCTGCTGCTGAGAACAAGGGTAACTTCAAGGCTGGCGGTATGTTTCGTACAAACGCACAAACCTTAAATGATGACGTAACTATTTTGGCAACAGAGAACGCTAACGTAACAGGGCCACTAACAGTAGCAACAGGGGTCACCCTGACTGTTAACTCAGGTGGTACATTGGTGACGCTATGAGTACGTTAAAAGCAGATACAATAGTAGCGGCAGATGGCACTAGCCCTGTTACGCTGACTAAGCAGAGTGCGGCAAAGGCTTGGATAAAATTTACTAATAAAACTAGTAATATTACTCATGCCTCCTTTAATATTAGTTCATTTGATGATGATGGCACTGGCGATTTTGGCATTAATTTTACAAACAGTATGTCTAGTGCAGAATACTCTGCGCCTTCTTCTGGTGGTGAAGACAATAGATATACGGTTACTAATTTTGGAACAGTTTTATCTAGTGCAATGGATGGTCAAACAAGACAAACTACAACAAATAATATTTCAGATGCAGATAGAAGTTCCATTGAAATACTTGGAGACCTAGCATGAGTGAGATTATTACAAACAAACTCACTGGCAAGACTGCGGCTGGGAATGTGACGATTACCTCTGAGGGCGGTTCTGCTACAATGCAACTGCAACAGGGGGTGCTTAAAGCGTGGATTAACTTAGACGGCACAGGCACAATAGCAACACTGGATTCGCTCAACATTGCCTCAGTCACAGACGATGGAAGCGGTGCGTATATTAACGCATTTACGAACAGCTTTAACAATGTGAACTACGGCTGGAATATGTCTACAATGAATAACGCTAGCACAAACAAAGCGTTTATAGCTGGGCTAAGAGTTAGCACAACGCCAACCGCATCACAGTTGCAAACATCTATTCATCAGAACGAAACTGGTTCTGCGGATAGAGACTTTGTTTGTACATCAGTATTTGGAGACCTCGCATAATGGCTGGAAAGATTGTAGCAGATACGCTGGAACACAGCACCGCAGGGTCGCTTGATACGCAGTACATTGTTGAAGGTGCGGCAAAGGCTTACATTCAATATTTACAA